TCACCCTGCGGAACAGTTCCGAGGACTCCATGATGCCAATCCTGCCGAACGTCTTGGTATTGGCCTTCTTGAGTGCGCTGATCTTGTCATCCTTGGCGGCGGCGTCCAGCTTACTATCGGCTACCTTCTGCACCAAGTTAAGCAGGGTATCAATCCAATCCTGCTTGCTGTTCAGGGTAATGTGTTCCTTACCTGGAATATGGAATTCCCACGGTTCCTCGGTTTCCACCACTTCCGGTATGTTGTTCAGAGCTTCCATTGCCTGCTCTTTGGTCGGCGCTGGCACTGGCGTTACGTCCTTCTCCACCGGCGTGAAGTCTTGCACTTCCTCCGGCGTATAGACGCCCACAACGCAGCCTGGGAATACGGTGCGGATACCTTCTGACACTACCCTGGCTCGCAGCATGGCCCTCGGATAATTACGCCAGTTGTCTTTCCCTGTCAGCCCGATCTTCTTGGCTTGCTCAAACGTCCATGCAAGCGTGATAGAGCCACCTTGCGGGTGAGAGAAGGTGGCCTTCACTTCCGCGTCGGTATACGTCACCCATTCAACCCTGCCCCCTGCCATCTGGAATCTGGCGAGCATGGCATCTGCTTTCAGTGCGGGACGGCCCTGGATAATGTGATAGTCACGCGCAGCCAGTGCCGGTGAGTATCCTTCTGCCTGTGCCACCAGCATGAGAGCCATAGCCTGCTCAGGTGTTTTCATGCCAAACAAGCCAGACTTAGCCACTGCCTGTGCCATGACGCTAATTTGTTCTACTGGAATAATATTGCTCATAGTAATTTCTCCATTATGTTCATTAAAGTATCAATCACTGCCGTTATCGTCATCACATAAATACATAGCCTCATTAATATCTCCATGCTTTTGTAGATACCATTTATAGTTAAATCTGAAGTTACGCTTTTGCTGCTCTGTTACCCGAGTGTTGAAATACTCATACTTATTTTCATCATACATGCTTGCCAGTAAAGCCTTGCGGAATGTATCTACCGCCATGTCCAGCAATTGTGCGTATGCGTCTAATCCACCGTTGTCATCAAACAGGAAATACATTGCAGTCCTGCTATGACCTGTAGGCGTATGCGGCTTGTATTGCGTGTTGTTTCCCTTGATCTTGCCATGAACCTTCGCCGCCTCCTTGATGGGTGGCCTACACGCATCAGAGATGGCGCACGCAATGACCGCAGCCATCAATGCCTGACACGCCCTGGTCTGGCGATCCACGTTCTGCTCTGCTGTTGAGTGTAGGTTGTTGTGACTCATTTCACCAAGAACCTCCGAGAGCCTGGCGTTTCCACCGTAAATTGCTTGTAAATGTCGGGCATCGCTTGTTGGAACAGTTTGGCATCGAACCGCTTACTGCTTGCTGCGGACTTCCACGTAGCGATAACTTTATCACCCTCTTTAAGCACTGCTGCCTCGCGTAAATACGCTTGTATCTTGCCGGTAAGCCTTTCCTCGTGTTCCTCTAGCAGCTTAATGTCACGCTTGATGAGCTTGAGTTGACCGCATACCTGGCTAATTTCGGGGGTGGCATAGATGCTATCCCCTGAATCAACCTTGAACAGTGCGCGTAGATCATCAGGATTACTGGCCTCCGGCGGTTCCTTGCGCTGCACATGCGCCCACACTTCCGCTTCCTGAAGTATCAGCGCCTCCTTCATACTGTCATCAATGGTCAGCGGGTAGATACACAATTCCTGACCACCGAACAATACGCACAGGTTCACACGCTCGACGTTAAACACAGACGCTTCGTGGATACACTGCGCGAGGTCTACAAGGGGAATATCGGTAGAATCGTTATCCCCGAATTTATTGCGCTGGTGTACGCCGTAGTTCTTAATCTCAAACAGGGATTTATTATCAGCGGATACGTAATCGAAGTGTGAGCGCATCCACGTATGTTTCGGGTGGGTTATCTCTACGTCCAGTTCTTTCAGTTCCACCTTGAGGCGGTCTGATACTGCCCGAGCAATGGGGTCTTGCAAGCGCAGCCCCCACTGTATGAATTCCTTGTCGGACAAGTCCTCGATCTCTACCTGCCCTGTCTTTTGCAGATATACCTCTGCGGCGCGTCCGTTGGCGATCTTGCGAGCATCACCGGAATACATAGCAGTATTGCGGTGGCTAGGCTCAAAGTCTGCGCGATTATTCGGCATGATTGTTTTCCTCTTTGGGTTGGAAGTGGATACCATCGCGGCATGTGCCGGTAGAATACGTGCGCTCGCTAGAGCAGTATTCGTAGTGCATAACGCCGGTGACTGGATTGGGTTTGCCGCGTCTGGTGCATTTAGCCAGATCATGCGAGGCATCGCCCTCGCGTGGCAGGAAGTGAACGCAGTTGATGCAATAGTTTTCCATGTATGAACTCCTATGATTAATAATAAATACGTGCTACGTGGTGAAGCATACTACAAATTTTACTCTCTGATAGAGAGAATTTTATTTTTAACCCCATTGGTTAGCCATCGCCCTGGCTATTCCCTTGTAAGTCTCGCTACGTATCTTCCAGCGGTCAGGTGAGGGGGTTAATTTGTTTTGCCCACTGTCTGTCTGGTTAGCCCATCGGGGTTTGCCGTTGACCATGCGGGGTTCAACGTATTGCGTGGGGCGTAGCAGTGGCAGGTTCTTAAGCCATAGGCATGTTTTCTTGCTGGCGTCATGCCCGTATTGATATGGATGTATTGCCTGGTCTGGTTTGCGTATACGTGTGGATATGCAGCCTGTGGGGTTCTCTATGGCAATACGTGCGATAGGCGCATCCATGAGCATACGCACGAACTCTAGCGCATCTTCTGTTAGCTGTGCGCGGTCTGGTCTACGCGTATTCCAGTGCAGACCGCTTGAGCATAGGTATGTGCAAGGGGGAAATGCGATCATCATATCCCAATGATGCGATATTATGTCGCGTATGTCACCCGTATAGTGTGGGCCTGGCGCATCAGTGGGTAACAGATCACACGATAACGCATCATGTCCACGTGCGATAAACGCATCGCGTACGCGCCCACTGTATTCACATGCTACTAACACTCGCATAAATATACTCCGGTTTTAATCATATCTTTATCTTAGAGAGTAGCTTCATGCTTTTGATCTCCCAGACTAATGACCAGACTCCACCTCGCCCGTAGTCATGACCTGTGCGGATGTTGCAATTGTCGCAGACATAAAACCACACCCGTTATAAGCGGGTAGTGCATCTGGCTCTCGTTTATCTAGTCTATCTACGTTGACCTGTAGACTGGGTTTTTCGCTGCCCCGATGTATCCCCATCAAGTGAGCACAAGCCCCATTCGACACGTTTATCCTGGTCTGTCGCCAAACATTCCAGAGGGCTGGGTTATGGCCCCGTGTTGTTCTCGCGTGGGGGCGAAAAAAAGCCGTTAAGTCTGCCCCTAGTGGTGCCGCAGAGGGAGGGATTCTGCGGTAGGGGTCAGGCTTAACGACTCTTTTAATCGCACCACACGATTAGCCATGATGCTACCTGCTCACCATTGCCCTGTCAACAGGGCCACTATCGCGTAGCAGGCTAGGGTAACCCAGAACACCAGATAATCGGGGGTATTCATTTGATGCACTCCAATACCTTGTTGGCGCGTGTGATAGCAGCGGACACGCGTGGTTGGGATAAATCCTGGCCTTCGAGGGCGAGTAGGCACAGGCGCAGGGCGTCGATTAGCATTAACTGATCGAATTTAGCATCTGCTAATGCTTTGGCTAATGCTTTATTGTCTTGGCTAGTATTAGGCATGATGACTCACTTCGCGCAGGATTTCCGCTGTAGCGGTAGAGAATACTTGGCGCACGCGGTATCCGTTGGGGATACGCGTTACCTCATACCTGCGCGGGTTTGCGCGATATGCGCGAAGCAGGTGCGCTACATGAGCACGACTGTCCTGGCAGCGGAATTGCGGCTCGTCAATAAATCCAAACGTGAATTGATGTTTTTTAGACATGATTAATACTTTTCCATCTCTGCGTCCGCAGCGCGCAGTAATTGCGCGCCGTCTGCGCCGTCCGAAACGGCATACCCGCGCTCGATCGCCAGCGCGTCGGCGACAACATACCGAGCTTTCGCCCGTTCGATGCCTGCACTGAGCAGGCTTTGTATTAATTGTTCTACGTTCATTTTAGACTCTCCAAATTATAAATAAGGGTAAGGTGTGCCAGAATCGCGCTACGTGCGTTAGGCGCAATCCTGGCGCGTTTTAGGCTGCTATTTTGTGGTCTGGCTTGAGGGATTCTGCAAAATAGTCAAGCTCGCGGGCGAAAGCGCGTTTCTGTTCCTCGATTGCGGTCAGGGTATGCGCCAGCGCGTCTGTTTTGTGCATCGTTTCGCGCATGTCATTCTCGGCAGCTTTGCGCGTTTTCCGGCAATCTTCCAAGCCCCTACGCTCAATAATGGTGCCGAAAACATCGAAAACCACGGCACGAAAACCGCGTTGCGTGTGATTAGGGTTAAGGCTAACGGATTCGACCATGCCGAACAGCAAGCCATTGGCATTAATCGCGGTCAGCAAGATGCGTGAACGAAAACAGCGTAAGGTAGCATCGTCCACATAGTGTGTGCGACCTTCGAGATTGCGTTGCGCGTTATACCGCGCATTGCGTGACTCATGGCTAAATTTGTGCATGATTAACTCCTATAAATTATAAATGATTAACTAGTGTGAACCCGTTAGCAGTCTATCACTAAACCGCTAACAGATGGCACTATTCGTAGGTT